GCGTACTCGTCGGCCTGGCGCAGGATCGCGTCGATCTCGATGTTGAACATCGGCGAGAGCACGTCTGGCTCGCACTGCTCCATCAGAAGCTCAATGGCGCGTGTAGGATGGGCCATAGCTACGCCGAGCCAGTTGTAAGCTGACGCGGTGCGGTAGTAGCGGAGGCCGGCGATCTCATGCCGCTGCGGCGGGCGGAAGGGTTTCGTGCGCATATTCAATCCGGGTAGTGGGTAGCCCATTATCCGAATTACTGTATATGCGTACAGTGGTTGGCGATGGGTGGCTATGCCTGCTCCGGCAGGTACTGCAACTCCCAGGTCGGGTGGAACTTCCTTGGCTTGCTTTCGCCGTCGAGCTTGATCATGAGGTGGGCGCCCTTGGCGCTTGTGATTGTCCCTCGCTCTTCCGTGCCACGCCCTCGGTAAATGACGTGGCCACCGCGCTTGCATGGAACGGCATAGGCCTTGCGGATGAACTCCATGCTCATTGCGTCCCTCCCTCCTGCTCGCTCAGCAGGGCGCGCAGGTCGTTCGCAATTTCAAGCATCTTCTTCGCGCGTGTCGTGGCTGCGTTCGTTCCTGCCGGAACGTTTTCGCAGTTCCAATCGGACTCTCGGCGGCACTCCCGCTCTATGCGTCGCAGCAGATCCTCGCTGACCACCACATGGCCTGCGGGGACGGCTCGGGCGTTCCAGTCAGCGATGGCGATTTCACGCTGATCTTCTATGTCTGGGACCATCATGGTTTCGCTGTCGAGGAACACGCACTCGGCTGAGTGATCGCCTACGATCCGGTGCCAGTCGTGGTTGCTCACCAGGCGCATCGAACATCCGCAGAACGGACACGGTTTCAGTTCTTCAGCCATTGCCGTTCTCCTTGTCTTCCTCGGTGATCGCCTTGCACTCGAATACGGTCTTGCCGACGTAGAACTTGCCGAGCTTCCGGCATTCTTCGGCTACGGTGTAATGGGCGTGTATCCAGCCACCGAACCAGCCGATGGCCATGAAGACCAGCATCCATAGACTGAACAATCGGTACTCCTCCGGCTCATGCAGCATGGTCGCCGTTCTCCTTGTCCTGGTTGAGCAGGGCGCGAAGCTCTGCCGTTATCCGGTAGCATTCAGTCGGGAAAGAGGTAGACCAGGCGCAGGCGCAGTACTCTTCCGGGCCTCGGCACGGCTCGTTCATCACCTGTTTGGCGATGAGCCCATGGCGCTCGGCACTTTCCTGGAGTTCCGCACCATCGAAGCTTCCGCCCTCCAGTGCTCCGCTGATGATCTCCTGCGCGAATGCGGCGAGCTTGGCCGCGTTCTCGCGCAGCTCCTGGATCTCCATCTCCATGCCTCCGCACTGATGGCGGGCAGCATCTCCCTTTGCCGCTGCGTCCTCCGCCATGGCTAGTTTGGCGGCGAGGGCGTCGTAGTCGGAGGCCAGGACGACCTCATACCCCATTACTGCCTGCTCGCCCTGGGTCAAAGAGCGCATGCTCGGCACGTCGAACCGCTTCACCTCACTCATGACAGGCTCCAGTAGACGACGGTGATCCCTGCGACAGCGGCCCCGTAGGCCGCCCCAAAGAAGAACATCAGCCATGGATGCGGCTTCCTCTTGCCGAGGCGCTTGTTCTGCTTGATCAGGTCTTCGTTCTCTCGCAGAAGGGCGAGGGTCAGTTCCTCGCCATCCAGGGCTGAAGCACCGGCAAGGTGCTCGGTTGTGATGCTATGGACCTCACTCATGACCTACCTCCAGTTTTCATGAACGTGATCCAGTGCGTGCCTGAGCGCTTTCCCGAAGGGTGTCCGAACAGCGGTTTCTCGGGCGTAAGGGCCAGCACATCACTGGTGGCCACCTGGACTTCGGACCATTTGAAGATAAGCACGCCATCGGTTCGCAGCACGCGGAAGCACTCGGAGAATCCAGCGCGAAGGTCATCACGCCAGTCGGCGCCCAGCTTCCCGTACTTAGCTGCCAGCCAGCTTTTTCGACCTGCACGAACAAGATGCGGCGGGTCGAAAACGACCAAGGGGAAAGACTCATCGGCAAAAGGTAAGCGCCGGAAGTCGATAATTGCTTGCGGGTGGATCGAGAGCACCCTGGTGCCGTCATCTGAATGAGAGCGGTCGGTGACGGTGATCGTCTCATTCCGCTGATCTCCGAAGAGTGCCAGCTGGTTCTGCTTGTCGAACCACATCATGCGCCCACCGCAGCATGGGTCTAGAACGCGAACGCTCATCACAACCCCTCCTTGCCGGGCGCGGCGGCGATCTGGTGCACGGCCTCAGCGCGGCGCATCAGACGTGCGAACGCTGCGAACCCAAGCCGCTCGTTTTCGATCTCGGTGCTGTTCTCGTAGATCCGGCGCATCTGCGCTTCGGTAAGCGCGCTGCGGCTCATCCGGCAGCCGATCAGCTCGGCAATCTTCTTCGCTGCGTCTACCTGACTTTCAGCGCCGAGCATGGAATAGAGCTGGTCGAGTTCCGGCACGCTGTGCTGAGCCTGGGCGTCCACGTCATCGTCCAGTGCGAGCAGTCGGTCTCGCTCGTCATTGGGCATGTTGGTCGCAAGCGCTGTGATCTCTACAGCTGTTGACCATGGGGCCGGCTTTCCATGTTTCGTCACCCATGTTTCGATCAGTTTGGCGGCGAGTATTTCTCCGGGCGTTTCCTCGGGCTGAGCCTTGACGGGCGGGGCTGAGCCTGCGATAACTTCACGCACCTTCTCGATGCCATGCATCACCGTGGTCGGCCATGAGCCATGGTCGGCAGCGTTGACCACTACCCGCAGGACGCGCTCCAGCTCCGCCACCCTGGCCAGGGCGGCGTCGCGCTCTTGCTCTGCCGTTGCGCAGGCCGTTGCTACTTCGTGCAGACGGGCGTTGGCAGCGTCGCGCTCGTTGATGCATGCGGTGAAAGCGCGGTCCATTTGCTGGCGTTCGAACCTCAGCGCCTCGACGAGGCGCGCGCACTCGGCAACGGTCGTCAGCGGTTCCTCTTCAAGCCAGGGCTTTCCTTCGGGCTGCGTGGCGAGCTTCCAGCCTGGATTGCTCTGCGGCGGATCGATCATGCGGTTCCGCCACGCAACGATCTCCGGCCGCTCCGCCTCTGCCTGCTCGGCTGGTGCCTCGGTCACGTCCGCCACGAAGAACCCGCAGTGCCGGCACTCGCGGCCGGTTTTGGTCTCGCCGTTGTCGTTCCACCACACGCCAGCGAAGTCGTGCCGGCAGTTCTGTTCGTTGGTGCTGAAGCGGTGTTGCGTACCGCGCTCTGGGAGCTCAGGAGTCGGGGAGGGTTGCGCCAGGGCGGCTCGGGCTGCGTTGCGGATCAGGCACAGCTTGCGTTCGTCCGGAATGTTCTCTGATGCCGTCCACTCCATAATTGACTGAAGGGCATCCCACCGATCCCCGCCTGCCTGCTCTACCGCAGGATGTGCCGGGCAGGGATGGCGGAGGGAGCCGTCTCCGGAAGGGCAGGTGCATTCATTTGCTTTGGTCATGGGAGCTTTCTCCAGGCCTCGCTATCGAGGTCAGAAACGGTTATCAGTCGGCGCCGGCGCTCGATGTTTTCGAGTTGAATGACCTCACCCAGGCTGTCGATGACGACCCAGTGAATGCCTGTTGGGAGGTGGAGGTAGCGTGCTGGCGCGGGAGAGCAGAGGGCGTTTATGCGGCGGACTGCGGGGCTTTCGTCGAATGGCATGATGGGCAGGCTCCGTAGGGTGGTGCCGTGTAGCAGTGCTCACCGCTGGCGCCCTGGTCTGCGTCGTTTGCGATCTCGTTGAGCTGGCGTGCGAGCTGGCGCAGTTGAGAGGAGGAGAGCAGGGCGCCGAGGCGGGGGAGACCGTTGACCTCGGCCAGGCGCTGGCCATCCTCGCCGTCCAGGAACAGCGCGGTCAGGTTGAGGGGGTGCATGGCGTTTCCTCGGGAGGCCGGCATCGGATGCAGTTGCATTGCCCGATGCGCTGGCCTGTTGTGCGGCAGTAGATGGGCGCATTCACGGAAGGAGACTCTCCCCGACCTGGCGGGCATGTTCTATGGAGCTGGCCTTGATGCGGGTCCAGCCCTTGCCCCAGTCCTGGGTCAGGCCGCCCTGATCCCGGAAGAACGGCCCGTGCTTCACGAACACCTTTTTGCCGGCGTTGCGGTGGACGAAGTAGGTCTCGTCGTCGATCGGGTCGTCGGCGCGGTCATGCTCGATTGCCTTGTCGGACGGCGCCGAACGCCAGTCCGGCCAGGTGCGCGCCTCGTTCTTCGTCTGCTTGGCGACCAGAGCGTCGATTATCTGCGCCGGAGTGGCGCCGGTCCGCCAAGCCCCGTCCAGAGCGAGAATCACAACGTCGATCCACTCGGCCAGGTCGCCAGGGGCTTCCTCGATCTCGCGCAGTTCCTTGCGGATGTGGTCGATGACGCCGGCGGCGCGCGACCCAGGCCCGAACGTGCGTTCGCTGAACCGGCGCTGGCGCTCCAGGTGCAGGTCGAAACGGAACACGTCCAGGCGCCCCCGGGCGCGGCCAAGCGCGTAGGCCTCGCCCTGGAACATCAGGAGGTGATCGCTGGTGCGTCCGGTCAGGACATCGAGATAGCGGCTGTGGAGCGCTTCAATGGCAAGGTGATCGTCAGGGTGGTTCTGGTTCGTTGTCATGGCGGAGTTGTTGTTTTCTGCGGACATAGGGAATACCTCTCGCCTGATGGCGACGAATGGATGTTGAATTTGGCTGGTCGTGATGCGAGGTGGAAATCCCACAAGAGGATTTTCTGAAGGTCGTGACAGCACCATGTGGCCTACACAAACAACCCTGGTGCCACCCAAATGAAGAAACTCGACCATCAGCTTTTCCGGGCCTACTTGCTGCTCTCGATCCTCGGCAAGGTGGTAACGATATGGATCAAGGTCCACCCATTTGTCGTCGCGGCCACCCTCAGTTGCTGAGGGCCTGCTTCGCGATCTGGAGTACGTCCATCCCGATGCCTCCGGTAGAGACTTCGGTGAGCGCTGCGATCTGCTCGAGGGCTTTACGTGCGGTTGCCAGTTGGTCCTCTGGGGACTTGTAGGCGGGCATGCCTGCCAGGCGCCGGCACACGAACGGATCGTTGTCGCTCGGAATGCCGCAGCAGGTGAATTGGATTGCGCGGCACTTGCAGACGAAGTCGGGCTCAGGGAGCGCCTCGGCGTCGACGACGTGCATGCCGAGTGTGATAGCGAGGTTGCGCTCGATGTTCGCCCCGCGAGACCGCTCCCAGCCGGGGAGCAACGCGAGAATGTCGCAGTCCATGAGCCGCTTGATCCCGTCGCGCATGAACGTCT